GTTCCATGACTCATACTCTATACATATGTTACCTGTCTTCATCCACATTCCACGTTCTGATTTAACTTCTATCTTCTTTCCTTCTAACATGTCTCTAACTTTATCTTCCCTTATCTCACCATACTGTAAGTCAAGGTCAAATTTCTTTTGGTCTTTCTTAGTGGGTTTCATTATAACTCCTCTTGAGGTCTAAAGTATTTTGTAATAAAATTTTCTATGCTACTTGCTTGATAAAATTTTTCATTCGGAGTTCCGTCAGAATTTATACTTCTCCATTTTCCTTCACCTATAATATATTCATAAGAGTATCTTCTTTTATTACCTTTACCATCTTTTCTAGTTTTAATTTTAGTAGTTAAAAGAGCTATGTCTTTGTTTATTTTATATTCTATTAATTCTTTTTTTAATATTTTTTCTACTTCTTTTTTGGTTTCTTTTCCTGATTTAAATGTATATGCAGCTAGTAAAAATCTATTATAAAAATCTTTTATTCCTTTAGATGTGTAATGTTTTGAAGGATATTTACCTTTATTAAAAGGTGCCCATCTTCCAGTAGTTGAGTAATAAGCATATTTATTATATTTAAAATATATCCAAAACATAGTTGAATTAGCTGCTTCTGTTAGTTCATATTTAATATTTTCATTTTCTAAAAACTCTATTACATAATCAACGCTTTCATCTGTAGTGTGTTTAAATAAAGTTTCTCCTTTAGAGTTTATTTTATTAAAATTCCAGTTATATTTTTTTTCTTTAATGGGTTTCACTCCAGTTATCTCCTATCTTGTATTCGCCATCAAGGGGACAACGAAGATTAAAATGTTCACCTGATTCTATTATAGAGGTAACAGCTAGGCTACCCACACGCATTGCTCTACACTCAGGAACTTCTATCTGCCACTCATCGTGAATATTAGCTACAAATTTATGAGGTACAGTTCCTAGAGTTAATCTCTCTGAAAGAATAACTAATGCTTGTTTCATTATAATAGCACCTGCTCCCTGAAGCAAGGTGTTCAAAGCTGAATGTTGATTACGAACATAAAGCTTTCTACCGTCTAGTCCTTTGAGATAACCTTTTGAAGATGCTCTTTGTACTCTGTCTCTAAGAGATTTGAATGTAGGTTTATTATCAAAGAAATATTGTCTAGCTCTTTTACCATCTGCTGTAGTTCCTCCAACCACGTTCCCAAGTTTTTCATCTCCTGCTCCGTACATGAGTGCATAGATGAATGTCTTTGCCTTATCTCTAGATTCAAGCTTTGCAAGTTCTTGATTAGAGGTGTGTATATCTCCGTTAATGATTTCATTAGTGTACTCCTCGTCATTCATATAATGAGCTAACATTCTAATCTCAAGACCAGAAGCATCAACTCCAAGTAAAACATTACCATCCTCAACAGTCCAACAAGCTCGGCATTCTTTACCATAAGGATTGTGAGAGCTAGGAACTTGTGCCATGTTAGGATTTCTATGAGTCATCCTGCCTGTGATAGCACCGTTAGGTATAACAAAGCCATGCACCCTTCCATCTTCTTCAGTAGCATCAATCCAAGAATCAATCTGGGCTATACGCTTTTGAAGTAAAAGAAACTGTGCTATTAAGTTAGCTTCGTGTATGTGTGTGATTGCAGATAAAGTTTTCTCATCTACTATTGGTTGACCTGTTGGTGTAAATCTTTCAGGCTTCCAACCAAAATCAATAAGATATTCTCCTATTTGTTTACGACTGCCTAGATTAAACTCTTGTAAAGATTGTCGCATGAAGGAGTCTGTGTTGTTAGTTGTTATACATCTATCGTATTCATCATCAGTAAGACCACGCTTGGATAGTTCACCGTCTTTCTTTATATAAGGTGTAACTAACTTATCATCAACCCACTTAGGTTTAAATGTGTTATGCACCTCATCTTCTATTGCTTGTTTCTTTTCTCTAAGTTCAGCAAGTAACAGTAAAGCATGTTGAGTATCAAACTTAAATCCGTTGACCTCTTGTTGTTTAATTATCTCTGCAACCTTTTGCTCTAGTTGTATACAACCTTTATCAAACCCTTTACTTTCTTTTCTTAACTCCTTAAAAACTTCTAAGTTAAGTTCAACATCACGGATACAATAGTCCATCATGTCTTGTGAATAATTAAGATAGTCTGAGAAATCTATTTTGTGATAGCCAAGTTTGTATCCCCACTTCTCTAAGCTATGTCCTCCTTCTCTTGCCGGATTAAATAACCTAGATAAAACAAGCGTATCTATTACTGGAATTTTAGAGAGGTCTACATTACTGAACTTGTGTACCATAGGTATATCAAATCCAATAATGTTATGACCTATCAAAGTATCTGCTGTTGCTAGAAACTCGTAACCTGCCTGTAAGTTATCAGGGGAAAATGAAAAAACCTCCTGAGTGTCTACATCTTTAGCAACGATACAATGTATCTTAGTTGCTTTCAGGTCATCTGTTTCTATATCAAATACTAACTGCACTAAAAAGCCTCATCTAAACTACCATCAAATTCTATATCATTATCAGAGAGTTCAGAGAGTCTTCCTGTTTCGGCATCATAGATAACTCTACATGCCATGCCTACATCACCGGTGTATCTTGACTTAAGTATTCTAAGCTTAGTTGTTCTAGCTTCGTCTTCATCATCTGATTGTTGATTTCTTTCTAATGCTATAACACAATCAGATAACTGTCCAATACTATTTGAGCCACGAAGATGAGATAAAGAAACCTCTATACCATTCTCGTGTCCTTTATTACCATCAACTCTACGTAGGTGTGAAACTAAAATGATACCTGCTCCTGTCTCTTCTACCAAACTTCTAAGTCTAGTCATAATAGAATCAATAGCTCGTCTCTCATCTCCTTCATGTACAGCACTAACTAACATGTGTAGATGGTCTACTACAACCCACTTACAATCACATCCTATAATCATAAATCTAAGTTTAGTAAAGATATCATCAATATCATTTGTTCCAAAGTGTGAATGCACCCATACTCTATTCTTGTTATCACCGTCATAAAGTATATCAAACATTTTATCTAGTTCTTCTTTAGAAAATCTATCTCTTATTTGGTCTACATATAACCTAGCGTTAGCTTCAATAGATAAGATACCATCAATGGTACGTCTCCAATCTTCTTCTAAAGCTATAATACCTACGTTATCGTTGGTACTTTTAATAAGATGATGTTCAAGTTCTCTAGTTACACTAGACTTTCCAAGACCTGTACCACCTGTAAGTGTTACAAGTTCTCCTTGTCTAAGTCCGTATAGCTTCTTGTTTAATCCTTCATAAGGATAAGGGACACTCTCTTTTCTTTCTCTGTTATGGAACTTCTCTCGTTGTTCTGAAACATTTATAACACCAGAAGGTGTATAAACTTTTGATGCCCACCAAGCTTCAACAAATTCTTTATGTCTGTTGGAACGGAGCATATCGTTGGGGTCTTTGTAGCCGTGTGGTAGTGTAAGTATCTTAGCTTTACTAGGTTTAAATAGTCTAGCTACTTTAATAGATGCTTCTTTACCTGCCTTGTCATTATCAAATGCAATGATTACATTCTCAAACTCTTCAAAGAACTCTAGGCTTTCTTTTACATCACGTACTGCACCTTGTGCACCACGCTTTATGGACACTACTGCCCACTTAGAACCCAAGAGTTCATAAGCAGACATAGCATCACATTCCCCTTCTACAATGGTAACATACTTACCACCTTTGAATAACTGTTGACCAAACAAACCTGTATCGTTGTAAGTTCCAGAGACAAAGAAGTCTTTAGTTTTTACGTTACGATATTTGGTAGCTGATAACTCATGCCCATTATAATATGGGTACAAATGCTTAACTACATTTCCTTGTAGGTCATGTACGCATTTAACTCCATACTTAGTAGCAGTTGCTTGAGATATTTTCCTATCTGTAAGAGGTGAAAATTTCCCTTCATCTACCATATCAGGTTTCTTGGTCGGTGTTACTGTTGCTGTTTGCATATCCTTTCCTCCACATGCATTGGTATAACTTGGCATGAACTCACCACAACTGAAACACTTTGCTGAATCATCTTCGTTGATTCCAACAGCATCACTACTGTTACAAAGTGGACAAGGTTGATGTAGTTTATCCCACGTCTTATCCATGTTAGCCCTCATTTATGCTATTAGGATTCTTCTGTTGAATCTTCTTCAGCTACTTCTTCTGTATCTCCTTCAGGCTCATCGCCTTCTGGTGTTTCTACTACAGCTTCTTCAGCATTTTGTAGTAGTTGTTCAAGATTATTTTGATGTGTACCTGAAGCAAAGTTAAGTGCTTCAAGAACTACATTAAGAGTTCCAATCTTACTGATAGAGATATCAGCGTTGGCTCTAGCTTGAGCATCTTCAATCATAGTAGTATCGTATACTACCTGTCCATCATCTTTAGTAATAGTAATTATCATTATTAAAATTCCTCGTTATCATCTGAGCTACTCTCAGAGTATTCAATTAAATCAGTAACCTTTACTGCTATTAACTCAGCAAACGTACCGTACTTTCCTGTGTAAGGTTTAATCTTCACAGTAACACCAGAGCCGTTACCAACACTAACATCCATATCATTACCTTCACCGTCAAGTAATTTAGGAGCAGAGTTAGTTGTCCCATCATGCTTCTCTACTTTTCTAGAGAAAGAGAATGCCGGTTCATCATACTTGGCTTGACCATCTCTGGTTCTAACCCTTGATAACCCAAGACCCTCTAGTCTACTAGCAGTATCTTCATCAGTCAACACCACTATTCCATACTTATGTGGTTCAAACTTAGTGTTTGGTGTGCTGACATTAGCCCACATAGCTTTTCCTTCTACATACTCATACATATTGGTTTCCTCCATAGGTTGTATTAAGTTTAAAGATTATACCACGCCTACTTTTTAGAAGCAAGTCTTTTCTCTCTGCGTCTTGCGTTGTTTCTATCGCGTGTAAATTGTATAGCACCTTGCAAGTCTTCCCATAACTCATCAAGTGCTTGTTGTTTTTGTTCTTTGTTAAGTCTTGTAATGATTTTTATATCAGACTTCTTAGGTATCCAAGTATCCCAATAAGCTTTGTCCATGTCTTTCCATGTCCAAGCTATCTCTTTGTCTAGTGTTGTTGATTTAAAATATAAATTCATAATAACCCTCGTGTTAAAAGAGGCACTTTAGAGTGATGCCTAGCACTTGAAGGTCTAGTAGTTTAAAGTCACTTCTTGGGATAACCTTCTCGCACCCAATGGCTGACTGTGTTCAAGGTGCTTTCCTCCAAGAACATGACTACGCTACCTAGCAGTCCGTAAGCCTATCGATACAGTAAGGGTAGCTTTCTCCTTACCAACTCTAGGATTTACATTAGTGTGATGGACGATGGTTTCTAGCACTCATTCCAACCTTCAGTCTACGACCACCTTTAAGGATTTTATAGTAGGCTCATCTTACACTAAATTTTAAAACTTAGTCTAGTTTTTGTGGCACGAGACTAGAAACTCGCACGATTAAATCGTATGTCTTTAGGTTCAGGAAGGTTAGTTGAGGGCTACACCTTTGGACATACCTTTGAAAACATGTGGCTATTAAACCACCACTAGCCCTAACTGTCAAGTAATATCTCATCAAAAGATATTAAACTTTCATCTAACAATCTCACATAAAAGTATTGGTCTTTACCCCACCTTGTCTCGTATGCAATCTTGTTATCATATAATGCTTGATTGTTTTTAGCTACCCACATATCAAACATTCTATATTCATCAGGCGTTAGCCTTCTAAAATTTTCTTTATCTGTTATTATTTTTTTCATTAAATCTTTTCTCACTATCTATCAATAGTAACATCATCCCAACAATACAGAAGGTTGCAAAAGAACCTATAACTATAAAGGCTATTATATCTGGTGCCATCTTATACCTCTATTGCAAATGGTAAACTGCAATCCTTAACATCGTTATCTTTTGTCAAAGACTTGTCAAGATATTTAACTACAGCTTTAGTTAGTTTACTGTTCAATCTTTTAGAGAACTCTACATTTACAATCTCTTGATTTTGTATATCAAAAGCTACACTAAACCTAGTGTCTCTGCTAAAGGGTATCTTACTTATAAAGCTTCCAAAGTCCACAGACCTATCAGGACGAGGGCATGAGTAAACTATAGGCTCTACTACAGGCTCTTCAATAACCTCTGGCTCTGGCTCTTCTACTACAGCTATAGGAGTTTCAACAATCTCAGTTGGTTCAGGCATAGTACCCAAAGCAATCTCACCTGTTAGCACTCCAAAGCCACCTGTTGCTGAGTATTCTTCTTTAACATTTAACAACTCTTGTCCTTGTACTTCTTGTGTGTCTTGTATTCTTTCAAGCCTACTCATTAACATAGTGTCAGTTGTTCCAAGCTCGTCTAACACAAGCAGAGTTTCCCTTATCTGCTCTAAGTTCATATTGGTATCAGCTTCATAGAAACTTAATGCGTTATCAATAGCACTATAGTTATCAAACAAAGCATCTATCTTATTAGCTACTGTTGATTGTTCTTGTTTAAGTTTGTACATTTGTCTACTAAGATTTTTCATTTCGTTGTCGTTACTAATTACTGTGTAACAAGACAAAGCAAATGTCCCTACCACTAACATACCTATCACTATGGTTTGTTTATTCATAAGTTACCTTCTCCTTTTTTCTTTTGTCGTTATATTTTATAACTCGTCTACCACTTTTGTAGCCTGTTATTTCTCTATACCATTTACCGTTCTCATAACTAACCTCTATAAAGTTTATATCTTTATCAAGTTGTTCTTCTTCTAATTTTATTTTCTGTAGTTCTACTACATCATTATATTGTGTCATACTATTATTATACTTTTTTAAAATTTTAAAAAGAATATATAAATAAATTAAAAATAATTTTTATATATATGTTTTAAACTTTAAAAGTATTTTACTCCTATTTTGTTAGCTGTCAAGCATTATTTGTTATTTATTTCTAAGCCTTTCTAAGAGCTTGTTAGTCA